GCCCTCAAAGGTCACTATCTTTGCTCCCGAAGCGCCAGAGAAGATCAACCTTCCTCCGAGCCATTGGCGGGAATCCAAAGATGCCGGAAGAGCATCAATGGACATCGAGAACAGGTCAAGACCCTCAAGCGTTACGCCAGGAGTTGCGGCAGATGCGATGTAGTTTGCGGTGGTTGTCCCGTAAGACCACCGTCCCAACTGCCAGTTGTAGATGAGCAGGGAATACCCGCCGCTAACACTCTGGTAGCACCAGATCACAACCTTTTTGACCGGATCTACAGCAGAACTGAAGTTCGCGTAAGAAGGAAGGATATCGTCCCAGAACCAGCGGTCTACCTTCTCCGCGCCGATTGGCACAACCTTCTGGCCATCGCACATATAGAACCCGTCATCCGACAGGAAGAAGGTCATGTTCCCGTACTGGCAGACCGACCCAGGCTCATAGCACCCGATCTCGCGGGAGATGGTGTCGAACTGGAAGAACAGCGGAGAGCCGATATAGCTCATCCGAACGATAGCTTTCTCAAGCAGGACTAGCCCGAACTCTCCACCCGTTATCCCCTGGATGTCCCCACCATCAGGGATGTCCTGGTAGTCTGATTGGGAAGTAGGCCCAGCAGTCCAATTCGCCTCGTTGTTGATGTCAGACCACTGGACTCGGTTGGGATAAGAGGCAATGTTCGCGGCGACCACGAAGTCTCGAACAACCGTGATGTATGAAGCAACAGGAGCGGCGGCATCGACATCGGCAAACACAGAACTTGAGTTCAGCGTGAATGCTTGAATCTTTGCGTTGTCATTGGTTGCCAGTACAACATCACCGAACTGGGCAAAGCGCCACTTTGAATTCGTGTATCCACCGGCCTTTGAGACATTGCTCAGGTTGCGAGTGGCAGAGTCATACTTGAACAGTTTTGTTGCGCCACCAGCGAAAAGACTAGACGCGCTAGCAATCTTCCCTGAGAAGATGCCATTCAAATCTTCAGATGCTGCGTTTGAATAGTCAGACGTTGACGGGACAGGGCCATATCCAACCTGTTGAGGATAGACGTTGTATGCCGCCTGGAGCGCGCCTGCGATGCCTGGCTGGTCTGGAAGCCACTCTCCGAATGTGATCTTGGTTTCAGGCATATCAAATCCTTAGAGTCCATGAGCCGCTAGCCGCAGGAACAGGAACCCATGTGGTCGTATCACCAGCCACATCATCCCATGTATCGGAGGATTCCTGCACAGGACTCCATTCCTGGCCCTGCTTGGTAGCGTCGCACGAGACCGTGGCAATACCAGTAATTGAGGCTGATTGGGAGTAGATCGCAGATGCAGAGCAAACCACAGTCGCCAAGCAATCAAACGATGCAACCCCTTCGGCAACCACCCCGCCATTCGCGGTGACAGAGGCCGAGCAGGAAATCGATGCCGCGCCCTCTTGAATAAGCTGCCCACTCGCCGTGACGGTGGCCGATGCGGTTATATGAGCCGCGCCGCTTTGAACAAGTTGCCCCGCAGCAGAAACTGATGCAGATGCCGTTATCGATGCAGAGGCTTGCTGAACCAGTGTTCCGCTTGCCGTAACAGTTGCTGAAGCCGCAACAGATGCAACTCCATCCCACCGGGTAACGCTTGTGATGTAGAGCGGTGAATCAAGCGTTAGCGTGAGGTCATCTAGACTCGCCTTGAGGTTGTCAAGGGAGTCTATTGTCCACGGCGGGTAGAGATCAGCCATTACGACAGAGTAACGGTGAGCGATCCAATGGCGATGCGGAACACATCACCCGTTGCAATAGCCTTGGAAGCGTCCAGCGCGGTGTGATACAGCAGATTCCCACCCGAGGAAGCATCCCGAAGGCCAATGTAGGCCACCGTACCCCACGAACCCGTAGCCTGCGGGAATTCCACAGCGCCAGAGTTGGAGGTCGCGCCGTTAGACGGGGCAGAGAATGCCACCGACTGACGGGCATACCCGTTGCCGCTCACCTCATTGCCCGTATCCGCATCGGTAGGGTCTGTGGTGTATAGCGCCACATAGATCGTGGTCGGGCTTGTGTATGAGGTATTGCGGAGAGTCGCGTTTACAAGCGCGTTCTCCAGATAGTTGGACATTTCAGCCATGTTTATCTCCGAGCGAGTGTCATGGTAAGGGGAACACCTGCGTATTCTCCCCGATCATCAGAAGCAGTGATAGTGTCAATTGCCCTCTGATACAGCGCGGCCCAGGTCGCTAGACGCTCATCATTCATCAGATAAGGCTCTGCCTCACCCAAAGCGGCATAGACAAGCGCATCAGGGCAGTTTGCCAAGAACACGTTTGAGGTGTTGGAGTCGCTTAGATAGGTCGGTGCTGCGTAATACAGCATCCGCACGTTGTAAGCGTCATCCGGAATTCGTGCGAACTGGAACTCACTTGCCAGGACGGTGTAACTGTTAGGAACCCCAACAGTCGTAACGTCTGCGTTGCGGTAAAAGATGTTTGGAGCGAGATACTCCAACACCCGGATGGGCGTGGTATTCAGGTGAATATCCCGCATTTCCAGGAAGTCAGCCGGGAGCGACAACGTGGCATCGTTTGCCGTCATCGTCGCATTGACTAGCTTCAGCATCTGACGAATACGCAAGTCCCGGCGAAGGCGGTTCTCCGCAAACGTGATGAAGTCTGGAATCTGGCTCGTGAGATCAGTTCGACCAAGATAGTCGGCTATCTTAGTCTTGAGATCAGAATATGTGGCGATAGCCATCAGACCCTCCCTGGACGGGTGCGGAATGCGCGGTTGTCAGGATGATTGAGCCACTCTTTGAATCGAGCCTGGTCAACCACATGGAACCCTCGCATGATGCCCTTTTTGTTGAGATCGTCAATCACCACCAAAGGCACAGAGGCGATCTTGTTCCCAAACAAATGGTCGCTCCATCGAGCGCGCTCATCGTATGAGTTGAACTGAGCCTTATTGGACTCAATGATCCCACCCACATCCTGCGAACTCTCGATCACGATCCCGCCATCATCGGCGGCGTGAGCCTTGCGCTGGACTACCTTGGTGTTTTTTGCGATTTCGTTGATGTTCATGTGAAAAAGGGGGCTGAGTTGCCCCGGCCCCCTTAGTTGTCACCGATAAATCGGCTTACGACAGGTCAGCTGCGATGCCGTGGGCGGCTTCGTTCTTGACCTCGAGGGTGTACTCAACCAGCAGCTGCGTGCGATCCGAGTCACCGTTCTTCGCCAGTTCGATGGTCTGGAAGGGACGCAGATAAGCAACAGCAGCGTACTCGGGATCAAGCACAAAGGCCACTTCGTTAGCAGAGTTGCCCGACAACATGAACCTGTTAGGTACACAAGACACGCTGCCGAAATCGGACAAATAAATGTCCGCTGCGCCAATTATGGTCGTCGGAGCATCCGAGGGAGCCATGTAACGCTGGGCAGCGATACCGGCGAAAGCCGAAACCGTCTGCTTGTGCGCCGGGCTAACCATCAGAATCTTCGGGCTACCACCGGACTCGAACACTTCCTTAATCACGGTCTTCAGGATGTCTTCCGTGAAGGTGCGGTTCGTGCCGTTGGTACGAGCGGTCGTGCCGGAAGAACCAGCAGAGCCACCCGAACCGAAGTCGCCGTTGCTCGACAGCCAGGTCTGAAGACCACCCAACACACGGGCAGTAGAACCAGCCGTGCCATTGGCCTGAACGGTGTTGTTCAGCAGCGTGAACTCCATGTCGCGCTTGATCTCAGACGAAGCCTTCGACAGCTGATAGGCCAGTTCCGACTTGCGGCCAGCCTTGTCAACAGCTTGCAGCGTGCCGGTCACAGCAACGGTCTTCTGGCTGATCTGGGTGCGGTTGCCAACACGAGTCGTCGGGCTGAGCGTCGCGCTAGAAGCGTCAGCACCTTCAACTGCGGCGTTAGCAGCAGCAGCGGCCAGGGAGTCAGTCTGCCACTCGTGATAAACGGCAGTCGCCTTGGTCTTGCCGACGGTAGATAGGAATGGCGTATCGGTTGGAGAGATATTATAAATAATATCGCTCAAGTCCTCCCGCATACCAATAGCGGCATAGGTACGAAATTGGGTCATGATATTTCCTTAGAGTAGACGTTCAAACAGGGCCGCAGCATCGGAGACTTTTCCAGACTTCCTCAACTGCGAATGGGCTTTCTTTACTGTTTCGTCTGCCGCTACCTTTTGGGTCGCTGCCGTGCCTGGACGAAGCATCTTCGGCGCTTCACTTACTTTCTTGGTTACTTGAGGCTTCTGGCTCTGTAACTTCGCGTATTGCGCGGCCATATACAGAACCTGAACAGCTCGGGAGTCGTAAGCATTCGCCAACTCTTGATCGGAAAAACCAATCGACTTGGCAAACTCTCGAACCATCTTCTTGACTTCGGTTCCCTTCTCAGGGTGCGCGTAGTCAGGAATCACCTCCGCAAGTCGCTGCGCTTCACGCTGAACAGCTTGGGCTAGCTCGGCTTGACGCTCGGCGTTTTGCTGTTGAGCAATACGCTGCTTCTCGGCCTGAACCATCGCAAGTTGCTTCTCGCGCTCTGTGCGCTCGGCTACCTTGACGGCATAACCAATGGGGTCAGTCTCTTTCAACGCCTCGAGATTTTCCCCGGTGTCTTGTTTACTGATGAACTCTTCGATCAGGTTCAGCCTTTGCGCGTAGGCATCTCGCGCCTGCTTTGCCTGCTCTACGGCCATCCTCTCAGCTTCTACAGCTTTACGCTGCTCGGCCAGAGTCTGTGACTTCTTGGTGTAGTCCAGCCCCTTTTGATAACCATCCACCAATTCGTCAAAGGTGACTTCCTTTTCCTCGCCAGCGGCTTTCACTCGGAATCGCTGCGGTTCAGGCTCTGCCTCTACTTCTTCGGTTTCAGTTACTTCAGGCTCGGACGCCTCGACTTGTTCTGGTTCCTCTTGAGCTTCCGGGGCGGCTTGTTCAGCTTCCGTTGGCTCCATTAGTCCCAAAAACGCGCCTGCGGCTT